GGAGGCCAAGGCTGCGGCGCTTCGCGACCGCGATGCTGCAACGGCAGATCTCGAACGATACCAGAAGGCCGCCTCGCTCATTTCCGGCGGCGGCACCATGGCCGAGGCGTTGATCGAAAACGGCTGGGGAGACAACCCCGTGACGGTGACGGTCATCGGTCCTGCCAAGGGCCGCCGGCGCGCCGGCTACCAGTTCGGCGCCAATCCCGTCACCATCGAGGTGACGCTGGACCAGCTGAAGCTCATCGAGGGAGACGCCGAGCTGGCGGTGACGCCGGGCACCGGCCCCGTCACCCTGGCGGGCGCGGTGCCGCAGAGGCTGCCGCGCGAAGCCTTCCTCGGCAAGGACGGCAAGCCGGGCGCGGTGACCGTACTCGGGCCGGCCAAGGGCCGTCGCCGCGCCGGCCGATCCTTCGGCGCCAGCGCCGTCACTTTCACGCCGACACTGGAGGAACTGGAGCTGATCCTCGGCGACGCCGAGCTCTCGGTGGCGCCGGCTCCGGGCGCGCCGGCCGCCGCGGACTGACGAGTTACGGCGGGCAGGCGCGCAAGCGCGCCCGGCATGATGCCGGGTTGGGTCGGGGGAGCTCGGCCGCCCGCCACCAGAATACCCGGCGCGCCCGCCGACAGGCGCGATCAAAAGGCTAGCTGCAGCGACGGGGCGGCTGGCCGTCCAACAGGCGGAACAATGACCTATCCTTCGAGCGACAATGGCGAGCTTCCCCGGCCGACCGGTACGCCCGCCCACACGGCCTACGCGCGGCTGATGGCGCGCTGCGCGAGGCTCGATTTCGACGACATGACGCCGATCGACTACGCCGAGTTCGTCGAGGATCTTCCGACCGACGAGTTCATGGCGCTCATCGCCATGCATGACGAATACCGCAACCGCGAGGGTGATGCGGAACCTCTTGAAACTGCCTGGCTGGTCGAGCGTGGCGACAGCCCTGTTTCAATGCCTCTCTATTTTACTCTTGCCGTCGACCCTCTCGGCGTGTGGACGGCCGACAGCGAAGAGGCGCTACGCTTCGCCCGCGAGATCGACGCGGCCGGCTTCGCCCGGACGCTTCCGGTGGGAAGCCGTGTCTGCGAACACGCGTGGGGCTGACCGGATGACCGATCTTCAAACCTTCGCCCTCCGGGTCGCTGCTGCTGCAATTGGCTGCGCCGTGTCGATGACCGCTCTCGCGCTCGTTCTGTGGTGGTGGATAGCATGAGCTTCACGCGGATCTTCTTCCTTGACGTGATCGGGTCAGCGGTTGGCACCACGATCGGCTTCGCCGGCGGTTGGCTCGTCCTCAAATGGTGGCTCGGATGATCGGTCTCATCGGATTCGTGGGGGCAATAGTCATCCTGCTCGTCGGCGTTGGGCTGGGATGGCTCATTGGGGAATGGCTGGAGCGATGAGCTACTGCACGCTGCAGAACCTGACCGACCGCTACGGCGAGCGGCTGCTCGTCGAGATCTCGGATCGCGGCGAGTCGGCCTCCGACACGATCGACGAGGCGCTGATCAGCCGCGCGATCGCCGACGCCGACGCGCTGATCGACGGCTACCTTGCGGCCCGCTACAAGCTGCCGCTCTCCACGACGCCGGCGATCGTCACCGATCTCTCCCAGGCGATCGCCATCTACAAGGCGCATGCCCGTGTCGCCGACGAGAAGATCGCGGAAGACTACCGCACCGCGCTGAAGACCCTGCGCGACATCGCGAACGGCCTGGTCAAGCTCGATGTCGACGGCGTCGAGCCGGCCGCCTCGGGCGCGTCGGAAGTGCGCACCAACAACCCCGAGCGGCCCCTCTCGGCGGCTACCATGAAGGGGTATATCTAGTGTCGAAGGGCCGCCGCATCCGCCCCGATGGCAGGGCCCGCATGGCGGCCGGCATTCTCTTCAGGCTCGGCAGCGTCTGGGTCGGTGCGCATTGGAGCGCGCAGAACCGGCGTCTCTGCATCAATCTCCTGCCCTGCTGCACGCTCTGGCTCGTCTGGCCTGGAGGCCGCCGGCCGTGACCGGATTGCGCCAGGAAATCACCGGCAAGGAAGAGACGCTCGCCATCCTCGGCCAGGCGGCCGAGCATTACGGCCATCCGCGCCCGCTTTTCGACGCGATCGGCGGCGCCCTGGTCGTCTCCACCCAGCAGCGCTTCGAGGAAGAGAAGGAGCCCGGCGGCGATCGCTGGCCGGCCTCCTACCGGGCCATGGCGGACGGCGGCAAGACCCTGACCGACAGCGGCCGCCTTGTGCGCTCGATCACACACAACGCCACCGACGATGGTGTCGAGGTCGGCACGGACGTCATCTACGCCGCCATCCAGCAGCTCGGCGGCATCGTGCGCGCCAAGACGAAGAAGGGCCTGCGCTTCCGCGTCGGCGGCCGCAACGGCAGCTGGGTCACCAAGCAGTCAGTGTTCATCCCGGCGCGGCCTTTTCTCGGGCTCGACGCCGAGGACGAGAAGGACATCCGCGCGATTTCCGAGCAGTGGATCGCCAAGCCCTGGGCCTCGGCGATCGACGGCGACAACGATCTCGGCGGGGTCTCGCCATGATGGTCGACGACGTCATCACCCGCCTCGGCGAACAGGTCGAGGATCTCGCCGGCCGCGTCCAGGGCGCACTCGAACTCGCCGAGCTGATCAGGCGGGACGCGCTGCCGCAGTCGCCGATCGCGGCCTTCGTCTGCCCGACCGGGCTGGTCGCGAGGAGCGACGGCGACGCCTCGGCCGGCGCCTTCACCCAGATGATCGACGACATGCTAGCCGTGGTGCTGGTCATGCGCAAGGCCGGCGACGTGCGCGGCGCGAAGGTCCGGCTGGAGCTCGACACGCTTATCTGGGCCGTGATCGAGGCGCTTTCCGGCTGGGGGCCGGACGATGCGATCGGGGTGCTGGCGCTCCGCCGCGGCGCGCTCGTTTCGCTGACCGCCGGCACGGCCTTCTACCAGCTCGATTTCGCCATCCAGGAGCAGATCAGGATCCTCTCATGAGCAAGCCCGCTTTCACGCCGCCGCACAAGGGCGGCTCCTATCGCATCGGCAAGGACGGCAAGGCCGAGCGCGTCGCGCGCACCGTGCAACTGTCGGATCCCGCGCATCCGATCCATGCCGCCCGGGCGGGTGCCATGCAGCCCGTCCCGCCGGAGAGGCCGGCGAAGAAGGAGGATTGATCCGTGACGGCAATTGCTTGGAAATCCAAGATCATCCTGTTCAAGATCGAGGAAACCTACGGCACCGACCCGACGCCCACCGGCGCGGCCAACGCCATGCTGATGACCAATGTCAGCTATTCACCGATGGTCGGCAATTCGGTCTCGCGCGATCTCGAATTCTCCTATCTGGCCGCCCAGGGCAAGATCCCGGCCGGGCTGCGCGTGCAGCTCAAGGGCCGGGTGGAGCTGGTGCCTTCGGGCACGGCCGGCACGGCGCCGGCCTGGGGGCCGCTGGTGCGCTGCTGCCGCTGGGGCGAGACGATCGTCGCCGATACCTCTGTCACCTATTCGCCGGTCTCCGAGGACATGGAATCCGGCACGTTGTGGTTCTGGATCGGCGGCACCAAGCAGATCGTAACCGGCATCCGAGGCGACGTTGATCTCAAGGTCGACGCGCAGGGCATTCCCTATCTGGAGTTCACCCTGACCGGGCTCTACAGCGATCCGGCCGAGGTGGCACGCGCGACGCCCACGCTGACCGGCTTCAAGAAGCCGAAGGTCGCGACCAAGGCCAACACGCCGATATTCAAGATCAACGACGTGTCGCTGATCATGCGTTCGTTCGCGCTCAACATGAGCAACCAGGTGACGCCGCGCCTCCTGGTCGGCGCCGATGAGATCATCATCTCGGACGGTGCCGAGACCGCATCGGCGCGCGTCCAGGCCGTGCCGCTCACCACTTTCAATCCGTTCAGCCTGGCGAAGGCGGAGACGGAGGTCGAAGCGGTGCTGCAGCACGGCACCGTCGCCGGGTCGATCGCCACGCTCACCCTCGGCCAGTGCCAGATCGACCTGATGGGCGACTACCAGCAGCAGGACAACATCCTCGAATGGACGCTGCCGCTGATCCCGTTGCCGTCTTCCGGCAATGACCAGTGGTCGCTGGCGCTGACGTGATTTGAGTTCACGGGCCGCGCACCCGCCTCTGGCGGGCTGGCCCTCCACATGGGCGGGCGACGACGCCCGGCGGCCGGTCGGCCGCTTTTTCACAGGGTTAAATGCATGTTCAACATCGATTCCGAGCCGATTGTCAGGGCCAGGGTGGAGATCAGGCTGCCCGACCAGGAGCCGCAGGACTTTTTCACCACTTTCCGCGTTCTCGACATCGATACCTTCAACGGCTTCGACCTCTCCGATCCTGAGGGATCGAAGGCCTTCCTCTCGGCGGCCATCGTCGACATGGACGAGATCGTCGACCGAGGCGGCGCGGCGG